AGCACTAGTCATATCAAAACCATCTACTATGTCATCACCAGCAGCAAAGTCTAAGTCTCCAGCAACACTGGCAGTAAACGGAGTTACTATTTGAAGACCAGCGTTAAAGACTATAGTACCAACGGGGATTGTTAGCATCTGAAAGATGTCCCCATCAGAAACAGTATTACCAGCAGCAATAAATTTAGGAATATCCAAAAATGCCTCAATTTGATACATAGGATTATTTCCGTAATGTGCTGGTAAAGTGCTATCTGAGTTAGCACCTACGCCCGGCGTGGATGATGAGGTAAGATTAAAAGTAGCCATTGTCTATTCCCCCTTAACCGGCTATGTTGTAGTGAGCGCGAACTAGTGCTTCTGGACGAAGTACCTTGCGACCATACAGATGCATACCACGAACAATATCAGCAAAGCTATCGTTGTCACGGTATGATTCAACTTTTTCAATCTGTGAAGCAGTTGCTACAGCAGAATCGTGACCACCTACGATAACACCAAAGTGTGCGCTTGCACCGTTAGTATCTACAGTAGCTGGTCCTGTACCTTTAGCAGGTAAGTTGTTCGACATATAAACTCTGAAACCACGAACCATGCCTGAGATAATACGTCCATTCCTAAGAATATCTTTATCACTAGAAGCAAAATCGTTGTTCAATAGTTTAGAGTTTTCGTCATTTAGTTGCTCTGCAAATACAGGATCTATAACAACCCAACGTCCATCACGATCTACATTTTGTTGGTCGAGTAAACGAGCCATACGGTTTAGAACCCCTAATGGAGTTGCTTCACCTGTAGAACCGTCAGGATGTGTTGCAATTGAATCTGTAGCTGCACCACCAGAAACAAAGCTGTTTCTAGCAATTAACATGGATGCCAGTAAACCGTTGGCTGCTGCTCCTGCAATAGGATCAGTACCTGCTTTATCAGCAGAAACTCTTGCGGTATTTGGTGTACCACTAATTGCTGATTGTTTAAAGCCTGACAAGTAACCTAGAATGTCTTGGTCAAATTGATCTTTCAAGCGATAAGCTGCACGATCAGTTGCCATTGATTCAAAGTTTACATGAGAATGGGCTTCTTCTATGTCATCAATTTTAAAAGCAAAGTAGTTAGCTTTATCAATAACTAGAGAGAAATCATCATCTTCAAGATCTTGTGGTTGTACTTGAGTACCCCGACTATACTCTTTGACTGTAATTTCAGGTTCTTTGATGATACGGACTGTATCACCGAAATTTGCGATTTCACCAAAGTAATCACTGTTGGTAATATCTTCACATATACTAGCTTTACGAAATGCCGACTGAACCTTCTTGCTGTAAATTACAGGTGAGAAGTTGCCATTCGACAGGTTTCCGTAACCAGTAGCGGTTTTAAAAGCCATTGATTATCTCCTATGTTGGCTATATAATAAGCTCAGGGGCATTTCTTATTGGGTATCCTACTTTCATGGGGCCAAATTAAAATGGTGTACCTTACTTATGGGTAGTTAAGGTTTACTTAGTGTCCTACTAATGGGGTAAATAAACCTTTATTAAGTGATTGCGTATTATATCATAATGAAAAATACTTGTCAAGTAAAAAATTACCTAGCAGCACCACTTTCGTCATATTCAAAGTTACCAGATGAGATAGCGTTACTTATTTCATCCGAATGTTTTTCCCACTGATTGCTCGAAAGTTTTCTTACTTTAGATTCAGACCACTTTGTTTTATTTTGACCAGTAGGTTCTTGATTTCTTCTACGAGTATTAACAGAACTAGCTGCTTCTCTAGGATTAGCTTCTCCGCTATCTCTAGCAGTCTCTAACTTATACAAGGTTATCGCTTTAGATGCAGCTAAATGATCGTCATCGTTTTCGTATAAGGCTTGTTGTATCATCTTAGGCTGTTGTTCAGCCCACTCGTGAAAAGCAGGATTAGATCTAAGTTCGTCATAATCAGGATGTTCTTTACTTAACTCTGACTCAGCAACCTTACGATTTACACTCTGTTCTTTTTCAGCTAAATACGATAGTTTATCTTCTATGTGCTTAGTATTTTCTCTTGCTTTTTTAGTGGCAATAGTTTCTACTACCTTAGCTATGTCGGGATACTTATTAGCCCAACTTTCAATTTCTTCATCCGATTTAGGCAACCTTACCTGAGTTTTAGTTAAACTAGATAATTGATCTCTAACAGACATAATATCTTTTTTATGCTCATCTTCTTTCTTTTGCAGATGTCTCCTAAGATCTCCGTACCTTTTTTTAAATGTCTGTTCTTCAGGATGATCCGGTTCATCTTCTGTTTCTTCACCTGCTCTTTGTTGCTCTAATTCTTTTATTTCTCTTTCGTCATCTTCTACAGTATTTTTAGTATACTTCATTGTAGTAGATCGCGCTGGGTCAACATTCATATTTGACATTTTATTCTCCTCATCGGGGGCTATTAGTGGCTTTATTTAATATAAAGGGTAACAGGTAAGCCCATACAACTATAAGTAGGTATGTATCCCCCCGAAGGGGAATACTTCAATATCATAAAATAACGACGATGTCAAGCATTAATTATCACGCAGATTCATCAATCATTGATAATGTGTTTTCTGCCATCAGCATTTTCTGTTGGCGGCTTAAAGGTTGACCCTTACTAGGCCCATCCCTAAAGGTAGCTTTATCAACAGTAGTCATACCTCCTATAGCACCTTCTTCATCACTTCCGTAACCTCCTAAGTATAGTCCTAAGTTAGATCCTTCTGCTATGTCGTAAGTCCCTCCACCAGCATCTACAAGTCCTTTAATGTTACCTGAATCATCTAACAAACTATCTTGATTACCAAAGTTTGCTTTTTCTAAAGCAGCCTTTAAACTTTTTACATCACTGTCATTAAAAAATCCAGTACCTTTAGGTTCTTCTTTAGGCATATCTTTAGGAGACATTAACGAGGTATCAAGATTATCCACAGGAGATTCATTTGCTCCTGCAATAGGATCAATACCTGCTTTATCAGCAGCATTAGTAACTCTAGGATCTTGAGGCCTCGTATTTGCTTCCGTATTATTTTTTACTTCTACGTTCTGTTCTGGCTTAGTAAACAAAGATTCAAAACCTGTAGCACCTCGTCGTTCCTCAGTTTTACCAAACGCATTATAGTGTTGTGTAGCCACGTCTTCATAAGTAGTGCCTTCTTCATTAGAAACTCGTTCAAAGGCATCTTTAAATACGTCTTTATTTTTAGTAAGATAATTTAAAGACTCATCGCTAATATTAGGCTGCGCCTCTAGTATTTTAGCTGCATCATAATAACCAGCTTGTCCAGCATAAACTGTAGGGGAACCTGTTTCAGGATTTATCATGTCAGGAAATTTTTCTTGTGCCAAGTATAATCCAGCACCTTTTCGGCTTTCTGTTTTACCGAACTCATTAAAATGTTTTTTAGAAGCATCCATTAGCTCTTGGGGATTTTCATACGTTGGCTTACCATCTACTAAACTTCTTAATACATCTGAATTATTAGACAAATAAGTCATAGTAGGTTCATCAAGTTTTCCTTTGTATTGCTCGTAGAGTGAAGACCTAATTTTAGAAGGATCTAAATAGTTTTCAGTAGTTCTACTAGGAGTTCCTCCGGTATTCATCATAAGATGTTCGGGAGATCTCATTAATCCTCCCTGTGCAACTGTAGCTACAGCGTATTGAGGCTGACCTTGCAAGGGATTAAGTCTATTATTACGTTGTGCAATATATTTATCAATAAACCCTACACCCTCTACGTATTCTCGATCATTTTCTGGGCTTAGTTCTTTTTTAATTTCTTTAGATAGTTCTTTAAATTCTTCAGCTTCGTTTTCTGAGTCAGTTCCTGCTGGTCCTACATCTGCACCTGGTCCAAACCCTTGATCTGCGGGATCAGATCCTGTATTTGCAGGTCCACCTTGATCTGTTGGTCCTTCTCCTGTTTCATCTGCACCTGCTTCTCCACCTCCAGTTGCAGAAAAAACTGGAATACCCTCTGGACTTAGCATTTGCTCACCGTTTTCGTCTATTCCTCTACCTGCTTCTTGTAGGGCTTTGATCTCATCTTCTTTTAAATAAGTCATTAAATGAGGTACACCATTAAACTCTTGCGCTACAGGAGCATTCATCATAGGTGCTTCTGGCATTGGTTCAGCTTCTTGAGGAGCCATTTCATCAGCTAACTCAGGAGGCATAGCCATTTCGTCAGGACTTTCAGATGACATCTCTTCCATCATCATAGCTCCCATTTCTGAATCTATATCCGTAGGCATTTCGTCAGGCATTTCTACAGACATTTCTACAGGCATACCACCTTCTGCCATATTTATTTTAAGACTTCCATCAGGACTCATTATTAATCCTCCTTCAGCCACGAGGGGTTTATTTTCTGGATTTAATATAGGAGAAACTATAGGACCATCCTTATCAGTCATACCTCCTCCTGCCATTTGAGTCATCATAGGATCTACCTTTTCTATTTGTATTGTTTCTAATATAGCTACATCAGGTTCAGATTTTTCTTTCTGATCTGATTGAGGTTTGCCTTCCTCGTCTACATCAACTATTAGTCCTTCATCTTCCATACAAGCTAACCCATGTTTAGCCTGATGCATCATATCTCGTATTTTATCTAAACCTATGTATCTTACTACATTAGCAGGTATTACAAATTCTCCTTCGGAGATCATTGCAGGTATATCATCTGCTACTTCTGAAGGTGTTGAGCCTACTGGAGGATCGTTTTTCATGGTAATTTTCTTTCTGCTGTAGTTCTAATTTCTATTTGCATATCTCTTATCTTTCTTAGTATATGCAATTTACCCTGAGCTTTCCACATTTGCATATCTGTCTCTCCTTGCTCAAATTCTCTATATACTTCATCTATTTTACTTTGTATATAATCTTGAAATAGATCATTGAAGTCGGGTTGGTTGACCAGAGGTAGAAGGGTTTTGGCGAGGTTGGGGTGCATTAGAGGCTCCTTGTTGTGGTGCGGGTCTACGTTGTTGTTGCTGTTGTCCACCGTTAGCTCCCCCTCCAGTAGGGAAACCTTTTTCTTGCGGTCCCGGAGCAGTACCAACACCTATATTACCTCCTCCTGCACCTGTAGGATCATTAGGATTAGCTCCCGGAGGTGGTCCCTCTTGTTGTGGATCTTGTTGTTGCATCTGTTGCATTAATATTGCTTGACGCATTGCTTCTTCTGGATTATTTGTAATCTTATCTACGTCTAAATCCATAGTTCTGCCAATCTCTCTCATTATGTAAGGAAACTTAGCATATGGAGCGAGTACTGGATTACTTGCTATTTGTAAGAAGGTTATTAGACGCTGTGATCTAACTTCATTTTTCATAAAGCTCTCTGTGCCTCTAGCTCTAACCTCTAGATCACCTTTTATAGAAGGATCAAAATCAAACTGCATATTAAATGCAAATAATGCTTCACCCATAGGACGTAACATATAATCGTCAATATTCTTAATAACTGTACGAATAGAACTACTAGCTGCACCCATTAACATTGATATGCCTGAGGCAGTTCTTCCTGTGCCTTGTACTCCAGTTTGACCATACGAGTAAGAAGGTAATCCAGTAGACTCATCAGCTAGTACTCTAGCTTTATCAAATAACTGCATATTCTCGTTACTTACGTTAGGAAACTTAGTACCAAAGATAGCTTGTCCGGGCGCACCACCTTGTCTTCTAAAGATTTTTCCCGGATATACTGTTAGGTCTTGTCCCGGAACTAAGTTAGATTCATCTACTTCTATAAGTAAATTACCTGACAACACTGCGTTATCTACCGCCATTCGCATGAAACCATTCATTAAGGTCTGTGTATCATCCATGTTCTCAGCTAAACCTATACCAAAGAAACTATAAGGATTAATCTCGTAAGGTGCAGAACAGTACGGAATACGCTTAGGAGTAAAAGGATTGATTACTAATCTTAGTATCTCATTGTTACATATCCAACAGTTTATCTGTACTTCTTCTTTTTTTCGTAGTTCCTTTGGTAATTTAATACCAGCTTCTTTAGCTATATCAGTATCTACTGTACCCCAAAATTCTACTACTTCAAATCTTTCAATACCTCCATCAGAATCTCCCCCACCTGAGTCTCCTCCGTAGCTGTCTGATTCAATATCGTCTTCCCACCACTCACGAGTATAGCTCTCACCATATTCCACTGCCCGTTCTATCGCTTTAGTACGAAAGAAAGGTCGTTTCTTTAATGCTCTTACTTGTGGTCGAGTCATGCGATGCCGTTCAATAACATACATTGCATCTTCCATATTAATAGCATCAGGGTCAGGATAAAAATTCCATATAGAAGTATATTCTACTTTAGGTATAGTCTTAACTAAAGGTTCATAGTCTCCCTCGTCATTCCAATTAGGATATTCTTTATTAAGTGCAAACGGCCCTTTCATGATACCTGTACCAAATAGAACACATTCAAAAGCAGAGAATCTAAGATGTTTAGTAGCAGCAGACTCTTCTAGTTGATCTCTAATCTTTTTTTCCATTTTCTTAGCTGCAATCATAGCAGGTTCAAATGTAACAGATGATTGAGTTTGGCCTACACCTTCTTGTAAGTTATCTATACCTTTTAATTTATTCTCTAAGGGCCCTAATTTAGCTAGTAAAGAATCAGAAGTATCCCCAGCATTTAAGTTTTTACCGTCACCATTAAAACCATACACTAATGGTAAGTCAGGCATTTCAGGTTCTTCATCTATATCTTCAGGTTGTTTAGGGTCTATGTGTGCTGCATCAACAACACCTTCAGGTAGCGTAGTAGGATCTACACCAATAGGAAATCTATTCTGACTAAATAATACGTCACATAATTGACCAAATGCAGCTAATACTTTTGTTTTAGTTACTTTAATAAAGACGCGGGATTTCTCTGCATCACTAAACTTAACATCAGGACCATAGATACCTCTATAATTTCTATAAGATTGCAGCCATCTAGACTCATCTGTATACCTTGCAGACTTAGCTCCAGTATATTTCTTCTCAATATAACTTATAAGATCGTCATACTCAGTAGACTGTCCAGAGTCAGCTAGTGCAGTATTCTCATCAGTATCTAAAAAATCATCAGCCATCTAGTATCCAAACATATTATCTGAAGGCTTCCAGCGTTGTTTAGGGATATTTTCCCATGCTGTAGTCTTATTCATAGGTCTTGACATTACCATATATCGTAGCGCATCGTATAGATGATCCTCAGATCTTGTATCAACATCTTCTGGATTTCTCTTATCTAAGGGTAATGCAGGTAACTGACTTATTAAGTTTCGACAGCTATCCATTATAATCATTTTAGGTTCTTGTGTTTCATCGTCTAATTGTAATCTTTTATGTAATTCAATTTTTCCAGCTACCCTAGATCCGGGTGATCTATCTGAGGGTCTAAATCTACATCCTTCTCTATTTATAGTTTCAGCTATTGATGGGCCTATATCACCTCTTTTAGCCCAGCAAGAGCTATCTAAAACAGCGTCATAGATCTTTCCGTCTGCTTCCTCTGCTTCTATTATAGCCATACCGAGTTTATCTGCGGTTAATTTATTTACATATAGCTCCCTATAGATCCATAGAACATCGTCATAATCAATAGCTCCCCAAAGCACACCAGAATGAGAAGAATAGCCAAAATCACAGGACCGCACTTTAGTCCACCCATTAGGGACTTTAAATGACTCAACAGTATGAATATCTTTATCAAACTCAGGAAACGCACCATCCTCGACAACATCCCAATTCCCATATAAAAATTGTTGGCGTTTTGCTTCTGGTAACGACCCCAACATAGATACATAACTATGATCCTGTGTTAAATATGGATTATCCCATACAGATGCTGCTATAAATTTACGACTAATACCAGATACTATCTCTTCGCCTCTAGCTTGAAACCTAACTTCTTCTACAAATCTTTTTCCGTGTGGTGCAGGGTCTATAAACATCTTTTTAACCCAACCCGAGCCTATGTTTCCGGGATTACCCGTCGCTCTCATCTGCAAAGGTATACTAGTATCAACAGTTCTTAATGACGATCTCAAAAAATGCCATATATCCGAGTTAGCAAATTGCGGAAGCTCGTCCACACCGATCCACGTGTAGGATTGACCTTGATATCGTAAAGCATCTTGTAAGTTTTCACAGTATCCAAACTCTATTCTAGCTCCACTTGGAAAGTGCCAAGTGTTTTCTTGGGCTTTAAACCTAGCACCTTTAAATGCTTTAGGATATAATTGTTGTGTCTGAAATATTATATCTCGTAACTCTGGCATAGACCTTCTTAGTAATAATGCCCTATGTGCAGATTTATGTGCAAATCTTAGAGGTGCTATTAGTAGACTATAGGTTTTACCACCACCTCTAGCACCTCCATAAAATACTTCTCGTTCTCCTGCTGCTAAAAATTCCGTCTGTGGACCTTTGTTAGCTTCAAACGCTACTTCTTGTTTAGGTTCAACAGCATCATTAGGAAATTCAAATGTCTCTTGGTCTACAACAGTAGGTTTAGCAACGGCTTTTTTGAGTCTTCGTTTTGCCTGTTCTGCTTTAATGCTAGTTTGTTTAACTGTATTCTTGAGTCGCTTGACTTTCTTCTGTTCTTTATTAAGATTGGCTTCTCTTGTCTCTCTACGAGCATCAAGTTCTTCTTTCGTCCAAGCAAGTTTGTGTAATCTGGTAGCAGATAATTTCCTATTGGTTTCATTTTCTAGCCATCCTGCAACTTTTCTTACGGGTTGTCGATCTTCTCTAATCTTTACTATAGCCTCGTCTAATTTAGTTAGCACAGATGCAACAGGGTAATAAAAAGATCTATCTTGACCTTTCTTAGCAGCATCATACCCATAAGGCGTTATACCTACAGCAGGTATAGGTTTAGTCTTACTCCTCTTCTTCATCTTCATCTTTATTTAAAGGAGGTAATACAACTACGGCAGATGGTGCACCTTTATGTTCTATTTTCTCTGTACGAACTAGCCCTACTCTATCTAAAACTTCTTTAGACGCTGCTAGTCTTTCTCTATTTCCTAAAGCACTAGGATCATCAATAATACTAACCATAGATAACACCGCTTTGGGAGCATTCGCCGCCAATACATACTCTGCCCTTTCTATTATTTCATCCTTAAGCCGTTTAATTAATCGAGCAGGATACTCAGCTTTAGAATATCCCGCACTATCCATAGCGGCTCGAAAGTTACCCCC